GTCATAAGTCTCGACGACTGGGTTCACGACATGAACGCCCAGAGTTTGTCGTGGGAGGACCTGACCTTCTGCGGCAACCTGATCCGGGTGCCATTGGACGAGGCGCGCGAAAACCCAGCCTATGACAGAGCCAAGCGCGGGAAGCTGACGGCGACCCACAAGACCAACATGAACGAGGATGGGGAGGAGCGCGCGGAAGCGATTTCGCAAGGCGAATGGGGCGGCATGGAGGAGTTCGAGGACTACGTTGAACTTCAGCAAATATACTTCCCGCGCCTGGATATGTTTGCGACGTGGGCGCCCGATCAACCGCAGGTCGGGGTGTTGTGCGAACGAGACGGAGACGGAGAAGATCGTCGCCCATATCACTTCCTGTTCTTCGATGAAGTGCCGGATGGGACGATGCCGCTATCTGAGGGCTCGTTGCGGCGCGACCTGAACGACCTCGTAAATCGGTTGTTCAATAAGACCGCGAGGCAGGCTGAGCGGCAAAAAGTGATCGGCATTTATCAGGGGGGCGACGAGGAAGCGGTTGGTCGGATCAACGATGCGAACGATGGCGAAACGGTCAAGGGCGACAATGGATTGCCCCTGCAGGAGGTTCGGCTGGGCGGCGCTGATCCGGCCACGCTGGCGTTAGTGATTCAGTGCCGAGAGTTGTACAGCTACTTCGGGCTCAGTTTGGACGTACTGGCCGGGCTCAGTCCACAAGCCCCCACAGCACGGCAGGACGAACTGCTCTCTCAGGCCGCCAGTAAGGCTGTGCAGGACATGCAGGAGCAGATGGTCACGGCCACAAAGGGATTGATTGAGCATATCGCGTGGTACGAATGGCACGAGCCACTGGGCGAGCGGATAGTGTTTAAAGCTGGGGGTGTTCCGGCGTACTTTTCGCGCGAGCGCCACCTGGGTGATTGGCTGCACTACCACTTCGACATTGAACCGTACAGCATGCAGCACACGTCGCCGTCACAGCGCCTGCAAACGATCGTCCAGTTCCTGCAACTGATCGGCCCGTTCGCTCCGCAGATGCAGCAGCAGGGTATGTCGTTCAACTTCGAGGGGATCGCCCGGACGGTTGCCCGCTACACCGACATGACCGAACTCGAAGACATCATTACATTCGTTGGCCCGCCGACCGCACCAGACGAAGGCGGCATGTCGCACGAACGTATGATGCCCATGAGCACAACGCGCGAGAATGTGCGCATCAACATGCCAGGCACGGGGATGGCGGCCAAGGACAACGCGATGATGCAGATGCTGCAACTGGCCATGCGTGAACAGGGTGGGAGGATGGCAGGATGACGAAGTACGTTGTAAACGGCAAGACCGTAACCCGCAAGGAGTTCTTGCGTGGAGCACCGGGGCTGCGCGCGGGGGAACCTTGTTTCGTGGCTTCGACGCGCGGCTGGCCATTGGTGTCCGAGGCGATGGGCGTACACCCGAGCCAGGTTCAGGCCGTGATGGCCGACGACCGGCGCAAGGGCGTGCCAACCGAATACACCCGCGACGGCTGCCCGATCTTTACCAGCCGGGCGCACCGGAAGCGGTATTGTGAAGTGCACGGGTATTTTGACCGTAACGGCGGGTATGGCGACCCGCAGAAGAGGCGATGATGCTAGCTAACTTGATGCGACAGTTCGTGAACCGGTTTCAACCCCAACAGCGGCCCCCTGCGCCGCAACAGATGCCACAGCAGAACATGGCGGCTGGGGGCATGTTGGCACCCGGCTTGGGAAGGCAGGCCGCCATGCAGCAACAGTACGGCGCGCCGGGACAGATGCCAATGGGGATGATGGCCGCACTGGCGCAGCAGCAGCAGGCCGCACAGCAAGCGCAGCCTGGTGCCATGCAGGCCGCCATGCAGCAGCAGTACGGCGCGCCGGGGCAGACGCCAATGGGGATGGACGCAATGGCTCGGCAGCAGCAGGGCGCGCAGCAAGCGCAGCCTGGTGCCATGCAGCCAGGAGGGGGCATAGCCAATGCTTTCGCACAGATGCAGGCTGGTCAAGGGCAGGGAATGCTGGGTGGCATGCAAGCGCCGCAGGGCATGGGCAACCTTCTGGCGCAAATGATGATGGCGCGACAGCAGCAGGGCGCACAGCAAGGCATGGGAATGGGTGGTTTGGGGATGATGGGTGGATTGGCTGGAATGCTCGGGGGCCGGAACAGAAGGTAGGCGAACGATGCTTGGATTTAAGAAACCGAAGCTGGGACCGAAGAAGGTCAAGGGTGTCAAGAAAGTCAAGGTTCTCAAGCCACGCAAGGCTTTAAAGGCGAAGAAACCCGGCTAGAATGTCGGGTGTGACATAAGGGTGGGCCGCCGCTGGGTGCGGCGTTCCTACAGGGCTGAATGCGGGAGTAGCTACCCGTTAGCCAGCCCGAACTGGTGTTGCCCTTTCGGGAGGGCCGTACCGAGCGTGCGGCCCTCTTGTTTTTGTGAAAGGGTTACAAATGCCAGTAGAAACGCAAAGCACCACCGAAGAACTCGACCTGGGACTGCCCGGCGACCAGCCGCAGTCTCAGCCCGCACAGGCACCCACCGCTGCGGAGCCCGAGTCGGACATCTTTGATCTTGACGACGAACCGGCCGCCGGCGACAGCCCGGCCGATGATGGGGATTCCGGCGCGCAGGCGTCCGAGCCCGCCGATGCACCCGATGAGGACGCAAAGGGGCCTTCCCCGCAACTGCTTAAGCGGGCCGAGGCGTTCGGTATTTCGGCTGATGAGCTGAAATCCTACGCCAAGGACCAGGCTGAGCGGTTTATTGACTGTCTGGAATTCGCGGCAGGGCGCAGCGCACTGCAACAGCAGGCGGCGTGGGTGCAGCAGCAACAGCAGGCGGCGTGGGTGCAGCAGCAACAGCAGCTGTCTGCGGCTCCCGCCACTCTGCAACCAGGCGCGCAACCGTGGGAACTCAAGCCGATCACGCTCGGCGACGACTACGGCCCGGAGATGAAAGACCTCCACAGCAATGTAGTCGGGCTCCATCAGTGGATGCAGGGGGAACTGACTCAGCGCCAGGCTGTCATCGATCAGATGCAGCAGCAAATGCAGATGCTGGGCGGTTACGTCGCGAACCAGATTCAGTTGCAGCGCATCAATGCGTTCGACGGGTTCATTGCTGAACTCGGCGACGACTGGGCAGACACGCTCGGTAAGGGCGGCAGTCTGGACTTGCCAGCCGACTCGCAGGAGCGCAAGGCGCGCGACGCCATCTGGGACGCACAGGAGGCCATTCTGGCGCACGCACAAATGACGCAGCAGCCCCCGCCTTCACCGCGAGAGCTGTTCAACCGCGCGCGGCGGATGGTCTATGGCGACAAGATTGAAACCGAAGCCCGCCGGAAGGTCCTGAAGATGGTGCGCGACGAGCAGGGGAGATTCACTGCCCGACCGACGCACCGCGAAATGCGCAGCAACCTATCGCCGGATGAGCGCGCACGTCGCGCTGTCGCGGCCAAGTTGCGCGAGAAGGGCCTTGCGGGGTAGGAGTTGACTCATGCCAGTTCTACAAGCAGCCGACATTGCGGACGTTGTAGCCGCGTGTCAGAACGAACTCGGTCGGCTCAAGATCACGGACTTGAGCTACGACCTCCAGGAATATCACGCGCTCAAGCGCATTCTCAAGAAGGGCAAGACCAGCGCCATTACCGCGCCGGAAATCCAGTGGAACGTACGGACGACGACCGCTGGTGCCGCGCGACACACCGGCCTGCACGCGACTGACATTGTGGTGTTCGCGGACGGTCTGACCACGGCCAAGATTCCGTGGCGGCACTCGTACGCGGCCTACCCGATCGACGAGCGCGAAATCACGATGAACGCGAACGAGAACAAAATCGTCGATCTGGTCAAAGAGCGGCGCGGGATGGCCCTGACCGACCTCGCGAAGCTGCTCGAAACCGATGCGTGGGGCACGGTCAGCGACGACGGCGAGAGCCCGTTCGGGTTCCAGTATTGGCTGACCTACAACGCCGTAACCGGCTTCAATGGTGGCAACCACATCAACTTCCCGGCCGGTCCGGGTGGACTGTCGACGACCAACTACCCGCGCTGGAAAAACTTTACGGCGCAGTACACCGACGTGTCCAAAGCCGACCTCATCAGAAAGATGCGCGAGGCGTTCATGAAGTGCCAGTTCCAGTCGCCAACCGACGCGCCGGAGTACGCACAGCGCTGGAAGTGGGCCATTTACATGAACTACGAAACCATCGCTGCCTTCGAGGACGCGGCGGACCTTCAGAACGACAACCTTGGCCCCGACGTGGCGGGCATGGCCGGAAGGACGACCTTCCGGCGCATCCCGCTGGAGTACGTCCCGTTCTACGACGACTACAGCACGTCCAATCCGGTCATCATGGTGGATTGGGGAAGCTTTGAGGTCAAGGTGCTCAAGGGCGAGTTCCTGCGCGAACTCAACAACATCCGCATGACGGACAAACACCGCGAACTCGTCACGTACATCGACCTCTCATGGAACATGCTCTGTCGCGACCGCCGGCGCAGCGCGCTGATCGCCAAGGCCGACTGGGCGAACGGGGTCTAAAGGAGAACCGCAGATGTTGACTACTGGATACAAGGGTTACAACAGCGGCAACGGCCCCAGTGGGTTCTGGGAGGACTGCCCTGTTCTTCAGATGTTGGCCGACCCCAACGTCGGCTACTACTTCTTCGACGACTTCCTGGATTCGTTCCAGGACCCGACCTCGACCAAGATTTACGGCAAGTACCTGTGCCTCGATACCGGCGACAGCACGCTGACAGCCACATCCGACGTGCTCGGTGGCGCGGTGGCACTGCTTTGCACGTCCGACAATGAAGACTGCGGCATTCGGTTGGGCACCGGTTCGCCGTTCGTCATCAGCGACCGCGCAGCCAGCGCGAAGAAGTTGTGGTTCGAGGCGCGCGTCAAGGTCAACGCCATTACGGACGCACTGTTCGGTGCGTTCGTGGGCTTAACGGATGAGGGGGCGCTGGCCGCGAACTTCATCGCTGACGCGGGCGACGATTTCGCCGACAGGGACCTGATTGGCTTCTGGAAAGACGAGACAGACGACTCCACGGGAGCACATGTTCACTTCGTCTACCAGATCGCCGGCCAAGACTTCGTGACGAAGATCGACACCGTGGCGACGCTCGTGGCGGACACCTTCATCAAGCTGGGTTTTGTCTACGACCCGGCCGCCGAACCTACTAAGCGTATCAAGGTGTACGTCGATGGTGTGGAGCAGTCCACCTACGTCACTGCCACGGACATTGCGACCGCGACGTTCCCGGACGGCGAAGAGATGGCCCCGATGGCCTACGTAAGTTGTGCGGGCACGGCGGACGGCATTCTCACGATGGATTGGTGGCGGATCGCGCAACTGCGCTAAACGAGGGCTTCCGCAATGGCTGATCCGACCAGTGCATTGAACTATGACGACATCTGCAAGGAAGTCGCCAATTACATCGGCTGGGGGCGCACCGCCTACGCCAGTTTGACGAAGGCGCAGCAGACCGAAGTGGACGCGCACATTCAGGCGGGTCTGCGCGAGTTCTACACGCCACCGCTACTGCCGGGTCAGCGCGAGACGCACGAATGGAGCTTCCTGAAACCGTGGACCACGATTGTCTTGTGGTCCACGGCTTCGGGGACCGTGACGGGTGTGGCTGGTGCCAGCACTACGACGCTGACGGCCACGACTTCGATCTTCTACCCGTCGATGATCGGGCACTCCGTCGTAATCGCCGACACTGGGACGTTCACCGTTACTGGCTACACGTCGGCCACAGTGATTACGGTGTCCGGCGACGCGACGTGCGTGGCCAAGGCCATCAGCATTGCTGCGGACGGCGACTACCGGTTGCCGGACAACTTCGGCGGCATCATCGGCTTCCTGTACTTCGAGCCAACGACCGGCTACCCGCCAGTGGCCGTCTACGGCGAGGGCGAGATCATGCGCTCTCGCATGTCTCACACGTCTCCCGGGCGGCCATTGCGCGTCGCCATTCACCCGGCAGCGTGCGACGGCACGACTGGTCAGCGGTACGACATGCAGGTGCATCCGACGCCCGACACCAACTACACGATGCACTACCGGTACATCGTGCAATTGGACAAACTGGCGACGGGAAAGTACCCGCTTGGTGGTCCGGCGCATAGTCAGACCATTCTCGCCGCCTGTCTCGCCAGTGCGGAACTCTACAAGAACGACGCGCGGGGTGTGCACTACGCGGAATTTATGACGCGCTTGGCTACGAGCATCGCGCATGACCGCAAAACAACTTCGCCCGCGTTCATGGGATACAGCGGCGACTCGTCACAGCGACCGGCCGTGTTCGAGCGCGCCGCTGGTCTTTACTACAACGGAACTAAGATCACATAGGGAGAACCCTATGGCTGGTGGATATGGATTAGGGGCAACAACCGCGTCAGTGCAAGCGACTGGCAATAACCCGACTGCCGGGGACCTGGACCAGACCTACACGTTCAGCGTGCCGCAGAAGAAAGTGGTCGTGTGGAACCACCCCGACAGTGGCATCGACATGAAGGTTATCTGGAACGGCACCACGGCCGCTGCGGGTGTCTGGGATGCAATCCTGGAGCCGGGCGATGCGGTGTATAGCCCGTCAGGGCTGCACATTGCCAACCTGTCGGTCCATTTCTCTGGCGCGGGGACGCTCGGAACCGACTTCGCTATTCGCGGTTGGGACTAAGGAGAATCGAAATGGGTCAACATCGGATTATGAATGACATTACGGTGGCGGCA